GACGCAGGCAGAGGTGGTCGATACACAGCTAAAGCCACAGGAACTACAGGCTTCTATCGCTGCTAGCGCCTCTAAGTACCTCGGAGACACCAACCAAGCCACGGCAGAGTTCGAGCGCCGTGTCAAGGTCGCTAATCTGGCTCTGAAGGAGAAAGACATCAACAACAAGAAGGACATCGCAAACCTTCAGGTCGTTGCTGCAAGACAAAGTTAGGATATTGGTTATCATTGGCAAGTAAAGCATACATATGATAGACTTATAAAACAATGTTACCAGAATTACAGCAATACTATGAAGATAGGTTAGCAATGATGTCCACCAAAGCGTGGAAACAACTCATTGAAGACCTGACAGATATGCGGAGTGCTTATGAAAATATCCGCAACTGTGACACAACAAATATAGAGTTCCGCAAAGGACAAGTAGACATCCTAGACTACATGATTGGTTTACGGGAACTGTCTGAAAGTGCTTACGAGGAACTAAATGAGAAGAATATTTGATTTTCAGTGTGCCAAAGGCCACATAACTGAAAAATATGTTGATGATTCTGTAAAAGTCATACAGTGCCCTCACTGTGCAAATGACGCAAGCAGACTCATCTCAGCCCCTAGGATATCTCTAGAAGGTATCTCAGGGGACTTTCCCGGTGCAACTATGGCTTGGGAAAAGCGGCGTGAGTCGCATATTAAATACGAACGTAAAGTTGGTATTTCAGAGGGATAAGAGAACCCCCTCAAATCTGTAAGTGTTCTTTTCTAAATGCTGTTAAGGCACGGAGAGACTGATGGCTAGTTTTGCTGAAGAAGGCGTTGTTGAAACGCAACCTAACGAAGTATTTACCGATGTAGCAACGCAAGAGCCTGCACCGCAGGTTCAGACACAAGAGCAAGTTGACGATAGCATTCCTGAAAAGTATCGGGGAAAAAGTGCTAAAGAGATTGCTCAGATGCACATGGAAGCTGAGAAGTTAATCGGCAGACAGGGCAGCGAAGTCGGAGAACTGCGTAGGGTTGTAGATGATTTCATCAAGACCCAAGCTTTAAGCAAGCAGCAACTGAACACGGAAAAGGTAGAAGAAACTGATTTCTTCGCTGATCCAGACAAAGCAGTAGCAAGGGCTATAGACAACCATCCAAAGATCAAACAGGCAGAGATGCTGTCTTTGGAGATGAAAGTAGCCAAGGCTAAGACTGATATACAGACAAAGCATCCTGACTACATGGATATTGCTACAAACCCAAACTTCAAAGAATGGGTTCAGGCTTCTAAGGTTAGGACTGAATTGTTAGTTCGTGCAGACCGTCAATATGATGTAGATGCTGCGGATGAACTGCTGTCAACATGGAAAGAACGACAGCAAGTAGCCAAAGCAACCGCCTCGGTAGAGAAGGAAGCACGAAGCCAAGCAGTCAAAGCTGCAACAACTACTGTTAAGTCTGGGAGTGATGAGGCACCTTCTAAGAAGATTTTTCGTAGGTCAGACATTATTAACCTCATGCAAAAGGATCCAGACAAGTACGATATGATGCAGTCTGAAATAATGCAAGCGTATCGTGAAGGCCGGGTCCGTTAATTAACAACTTTTAACAAAGGACTTTTATCATGGCATTTTATCCCTCAGGTGACTTCGTCATCAAATCAGAAGCAGATACCGCTGGTTTTGTACCACAAATTTGGCAAGACGAGATCATTGCTGCTTACAAGAAGAACTTAGTTGTAGCTAACCTCATCAAGAAGATGAACTTCAAGGGCAAGAAAGGTGACTCTGTCACGTTCCCTGCTCCTGGTCGTGGTGCAGCTTCGGCTAAGACGGTTGAGTCGGCTGTTACAATGCAGCAGATGACCGGAACTGGAATCACTGTCAACATCGACAAGCATTATGAGTACAGCCGCTTGATCGAGGACTTGGCAGAAGTTCAGTCGCTTTCTTCACTGCGCCGCTTCTACACGGATGACTCCGGCTACGCTCTTGCTACCCAGATCGACACTGACCTGCTGAACAACTTCAGCAAGGCTCAATCCGGCGCTGGCAACGCAACTTGGGACAAGGCTGTTATCGGTGGCGATGGCTCCACGAACTACACTTCTGGTTCGGCAAACGCTACTGCTATCACTGACGCTGGTATCCGTAAGATCATCCAGACTCTGGACGACAACGATGTTCCGATGGACGGACGTTCACTTGTAATTCCTCCTGTTGCTCGTAACACAATGCTTGGTCTTGCTCGTTTCACTGAGCAGGCTTTCGTTGGTAACGGCGATTCCATCCGCAACGGTCAGATTGGTGACGTATACGGCGTTAAGGTCTATGTTTCGACCAACTGCCCCACAGCTACTGGTGGTGCTCGTATCGCTGTTATGTTCCACCCAGAGTACGGCGTTCTCATCGAGCAGTTGGGCATCCGTGTTCAGACTCAGTACAAGCAAGAGTACCTCGCAACGCTGCTCACCGCAGACACGCTCTACGGTGTTGGCGAACTGCGTGATACCTCCGCTGTTGGTATTGCTGTTCCTGCCTAATCAGGAATAACAAGCGGGGCTGGCTCATAAGGCTGGCCCCATTCTAACCAATAAGGAGATTTAAAAATGGCTAACGCTACCGCTGTAGTGTCCAAAAGAGGCCGTGAACAGTTTCAAGGACTGTTTACTGACTTTTGGGCAGTTAAAGCAACAATCAATGCTGATAGTTTAAGTACCGGAACTAACGATACAGACACTGTTACCGTTCCCGGTGTTGCTCTTGGCGACATTGTTCTTGGTGTTTCTCTTGGTGTTGACCTAGCAGGCGTGCAGTTAACTGCTTATGTATCTGCTGCAAACACTGTTACTGTGATATTTAACAACATCACCGCTGGTACTGTAAACTTGGCTGAAACAAGCATTAAGTTTATGGTAGGTCGTCCAGTATTCTAAACCTTACGGTTTTGCCTCTTCGGAGGCTTTTCTATAGCATCTTCATTGAGGTTGCTATAGAAAACTAAAGAGGAAACTAAATGATACCTCGTTGCTTCCCCACCACCTACGCTACTACCAATGGAACCACCAAATGGGTTATCAATAAACTTGGTAGCACCACTGGACTAAAGGCATGGGTAGACTACATCCCTGTAAAGAAATTAGGATCAGAGCCAGCACAGAAGAATACCTATTCTACTGGAATGCTGGCAGATGTTCTTGTTAGTACGACAGGCAAAAAAGCTGGCATTGATTATATTAATGTATATGAAGATGCGTCATTGACCAAAGCATGGTCTACTGATGCTGGTGGTTACATCCCCATCTGGTATACCTAATCGGAGTAAAAATGTCTAACTACACCAAAGTCACCAATTTCACCGCTAAGGATTCATTGCCTCCCGGTAATTCCGGTAAGGTTGTTCGTGGCTCCGAAATTGATACAGAATTAAATAATGTTGCTACGGCAATTGCCACCAAGACTGACAACGCTTCTGCTAACATCACTGGCGGTACAATCACTGGTATTACTGACTTAGCAGTCGCTGATGGCGGTACTGGGGCTTCTAACGCCTCTGGTGCTAGGACCAATCTAGGCCTAGTTATCGGAACAGACGTACAAGCCTACGATGCCCAGTTAGCTGACATTGCTGGCCTTAGCCCTACAGACAATGGGGTTGTTATTGGCAATGGCACCAATTTTGTTGTAGAATCTGGAGCAACGCTAAAGACTTCCCTTGGTTTAACCATCGGTACTGATGTACAGGCCTACGATGCACAACTTACTGACATTGCTGGCCTAACTCCCAGCGATGGTAACTTCATTGTCGGAGATGGTACTAACTTCGTTGCCGAATCTGGCGCTACAGCCCGTACCAGCCTTGGCCTAGGCTCTATTGCTACCCAGGCCTCCAGCAACGTAACGATCACTGGTGGTTCCGTAACCGGCATCACTGACTTGGCTGTTGCCGATGGTGGAACCGGGGCAAGCACGGCTGCTAATGCCCGTGTCAATCTGCTGCCTTCCTACACTGGCAACGGTGGTAAAGTTTTAGCTGTTACCTCTGGTGCCACTGACGTAGAATGGATTACCGTTGGTGGCGGCGGTGGCGGTACTGGTGACGTTACTGGACCATCGTCGTCTACTGACAACACAGTTCCACGCTTTGATGGCTCTACCGGCAAGATTATCCAGACCAGCGGTGTCACAATCAATGACTCTAACGAGATCACGACTGGTGCCTGGAAAGCCACTGAGATTGCTGTAGCCTACGGTGGTACTGGTGCATCGACCCTGACCGGCATCATCAAAGGTAACGGTACCAGCGCCTTTACAGCAGCTACTGCCGGTACTGACTACCTAGCCCCGGCTGCCATTGGTACGACTGTACAGGCCTATGATGCTCAATTAACTGACGTAGCAGGCCTAGCCGTTACTGATGGTAACTTTATTGTTGGTAATGGAACAAACTTTGTAGCAGAGTCTGGCGATACTGCTAGAACCAGTTTAGGTGTAGGCACAGGGGACAGCCCTCAGTTTACAGCCGTTAATGTTGGTCATGCAACAGATACAACAATAACTCGTGTTTCTGCCGGTGTAATTGCGGTTGAAGGCAGTAACGTACTGCTGGCATCCAATATCGGGTCTACGGTTCAGGCCTACGATGCACAGCTAGCTGATGTTGCTGGCTTGACACCAACGGATAATGGTGTTATAATCGGGAATGGTACAAACTTTGTAGTAGAGTCTGGTGCTACATTAAAGACCTCGCTTGGCCTGACTATTGGCACAGACGTACAGGCTTATGACGCAGACACGGCTAAGACTGACGTAGTCCAGACGTTTACCGCAGCTCAGAGTTTTAACTCTGGCAACCTTAAACTCAATGGTTCCAGTAGCGGAACGTCTACGCTTAATGCTGCCGCTGCCGCTGGTACTACAACGATTACTTTACCGGCCCAGACTGCAACGCTAGGCTACATCAACATCCCACCAGTAGGAACTAAGACAGGCTCCTACACTCTTGCGACAACCGATGTTGGTGAGTACGTTCAAGTTGGCTCTGGTGGATCAATCACAATCCCTGATGCTACGTTTGCAGAGGGTGATGCAATCTCTATCTTTAATAATACTTCTGGAAACATAACTATTACCTGCTCTATCACAACCGCTTACATTGCGGGTACAGATTCGGATAAGGCAAGCGTTACCCTTGCGACTAGAGGTGTCTGCACAATCCTATTTATCTCTAGTACCGTCTGCGTAATCACAGGAAATGTGAGTTAAGACATGACCGGAATCTTTCAGATTCTTCTAGCGGGGCAAGGCGCACCGACTATCCTTGCTGACTACCTTGTTGTAGCGGGTGGTGGTGGGGGTGGTGGACACTCTGGAGCGCCGGGTTTTTCTGCTGGTGGCGGTGGTGCTGGTGGGTATCGCACAGGTTCAGCATCTCAATTTAGTTTTGGTGTTGCGTACACAGTAACCGTAGGCGGTGGAGGAACAGGCGGTTCTTCTTCTGGTGGCCCCGGCGGGCAGGGAGCAACAGGCAATTCTGGAAACGACTCTGTTCTTGGTTCATTTACATCAGCCGGAGGCGGTGGTGGTGGCGGAAGGTCGCAAACAGGCGCAAACGGTGGTTCTGGTGGTGGTAGTGGGGCTACTGCATCTGGCTTTGGAAGTGGTAATACACCAAGCACTTCGCCTTCTCAAGGTAATAATGGCGGTACTGCCGCTAATGTGGGAGAACAATCTGGCTCTGGAGGCGGTGGTGGTGCTGGAGCAGTAGGAAATAATGGTTCCTCGACAACTGGCGGTGCGGGTGGTGCGGGTAGCGCATCCTCAATTACAGGTTCGTCCGTAACTAGGGGTGGAGGTGGTGGCGGTGGAGGTGGAACTGGAGGCTCGGCTGGCTCTGGCGGTGGTGGTGCGGGTGGCGGTTCAAGCACATCTGGAAGCGCAGGCACATCAAACACAGGCGGCGGTGGAGGTGGTGGCGGTAGCAACACAACCACAGGCGGTAACGGCGGCTCTGGCATTGTCGTTATCAAAGTACCTGACAACGTAACGGCTACCTTCTCAGGCGGTGTTACATCCTCGCTATCGACTGCGGTATCAGGATTTAAGATTTACACCGTGACCGCTACATCAACCACATCAGAAACAGTAACTTTTAGTTAATAGGAGATATTAAAATCGCTCATTTTGCCAAACTCGATGAAAACAATGTCGTTATCTTTGTTACGGTAGGCCGTGACGAGGACAACGGCAAAGAGGCAGAACTGTCTGCCCGTACAGGCGATGTCTACAAACAGACTTCGTACAACACCCACGGTGGCGTTCATGCACTAGGTGGAACCCCTTTCCGCAAGAACTATGCGGGACTAGGCTACACCTACGATGCGGGGCGTGACGCGTTCATTCCTCAACGCCCATATCCGTCTTGGGTATTAGATGAGTTTTCTTGTCTTTGGAACGCTCCTGTACCTTATCCCACAGATGGTAAACGGTATAGTTGGAATGAAGAAAGCCTTGCTTGGGATGAGATTCCAGATGCCGAGTAAATCCTTACCGTTGCCAGACTTTGATTTGTTGCACTCCTTGTTTGAAGTTAAGGATGGGATTCTTTACAACAAAGTTCAACGGAAAATGCAACCTGCCGGAATTGAGGCAGGATGCCAAAGAGGCCGATACAAATGGGTTAAGATTAACTCTCAACGATACTCTGCGCATCGAGTTATTTTTTACATGACTCATGGATATTGCTCAGAATATATTGACCACATTGATGGCAATGGTCTAAACAATAAGCCAGAGAATTTACGACCAGCAACTCTGTCTGAAAACAAATGCAATCAAAAGATTTACAAAAGCAACACTTCTGGCGTTAAAGGTGTTTATTGGTGTAAACCTAAAAACACTTGGGTTGCTCAAATTGCATTTAACAATCGGCGGAGAACTCTTGGAAGATTCAAAACAAAAGAACTTGCAGAAGAATTTATAGATTTAGCAAGGGAAATGTTACACGGCAACTTTGCAAACAAAGGAATAACTGCGTGAAACTTATCA